GTAAGGATTCTGAGTTTGTGATATGCCGTAGATAGGTGTTACTGGTCGCTTCAAGTCAATGTTTCCACTAACTGTATTTGAAATAGAAGATCCACCAATTGAAACTGTGCCTTGCCATACTGGAGTAGGAAGGATAGTTGAGAATGAAGGAGTAGGTGTTGCGGCACTTGCTGAAGCCCAGCCAGTTGCTTTTGCGTCATACTCTAACATTCCGTCAGCATTAAACTTCAATGAGAAATCAGAGAACTGCATACCTGCGTATGCGCGAACTGCTGCTGAATAGAAATCAGTCAATGTATAAGAAATTGGTTGAGCGTCTGCCGCCGCAACTGCTGAGTTCTTCAAAGAAACAGTGTGAGTGTAAGGTGCGCTTGCTCCTGTTGTCGCTACTGAACCCATAACGCCAGCAATTGAGTATCCGATAGTGTCAGGAAATACTGATCCACCAAAATCAAATGTTGAACGGGTGCGACCAGGAATGTAGTTGTAATTTTCAACCATAGATCCGCGTAGACCCTTATCAAATAATGGATCAATCAAATCTACTGGCTTCAAAGTATCAACCATTACTGGAATAAAATCTGTTGGTGCTACTGCGGTTCCTTTAGTTGCTTCTTTAGCGATACCTAAATAACTGCGTACTGAATTTTGGACTGACATTTAATCACTCTCCTGCTTTCAAGTCTGACGGGGCAGACGCTGTTGGTGTTGGTTTGTATGCGCCAGCAGGTACGACATTTGCGGAATTGAAATCTGCTGGGGCTTCAAATTCCTCACCTGACTTGACAATGATCGCAAGTGTCGGGAACACGCGCTCATCTGTTCCTATGTATTTATATTTCATATTGCTCCTTATGCTTGGATCATTTCTGTTGCGTCAAATTCTATCTCAGCGAAGGTGTCTGTGGCGCCTTCTTTGTTTGTAGCAGGTTCACCGTATCGGACATTGATTGCAGGCTCAGCGCCTTGCCAAACCAATGTGCCTGTTGAATCGCCAAAATTGTGGTCTGAGCGTAATCTAGTTTTGATGTTGTCTATGAGTGTATCAAAATCTGTCATTGCGTCTTGCGATTGCGGATGAAGCGAGTGATGATACACCTGAAGAATAATTGTGTAATCAACGCGCTTCCAGCCATTAGTTGCTCCACCTACGGCAATACGGCTTTCTCTTTCAGAGGCTATAAAGATTACTGCTGCCGCACGCGACATTTGACCTGCTGAAGCGTTGGTTTGAAAATTGATATTTTTAGGAAAAGATACAAACACCTGATTTAGTGTTGCAATCTGAGGTATTGAAAGAAAGTTGTAAAGCGTAGATCGTACGCCAGTACGCCCTGCCATTATCTAATCCTGCGGTATGCGTTAATCATTTCTAATGCTAGTGAGAGTTCATTGCCGTATCTCTGATTGCCTGTCGCGGCAGTTGGAGTTGGAGCAGTAGTGATATTCATAGTCATAGATGAATCTCCACGTACCTTGATAAAAGCCGTAGTAGCGATTATGCAGGCTTGTTTAACCGCGTTTGGTAGATTGCCAACGGCTACACCTGAAACATGGCTATAAGCCAGCGCAGAGGTCGTAGGAATAGTTGTAGATCCGTATGAATAAGTAGAGGCAACGGTGATTGTTTCAGAATTGGCGCCGTCATAGATCCTGTATGAATCTCCAGCAACAAATCCTGACCCGTCAGCAACGGTGAAACTGGTTGCGGCGGCAGTGGCGCTTGCAATTGTTGTGTTGCAATACCCTGCGGCATATTGATACTTAGTAAATAGTTGAACTCTCGGTGAATTGTAAGATCCAAACGCCAATGGACCAGCAGATGAGTAGGTTGTTTGTAGTTGAGACAAAGGAATAATGATCTGTTGATCTTCAAACCATGATTTTGAGCAATCAGTAAGAGTTTCTAATCCGTTTGGATCAGTGCCGTATTGAAAACTGGTTAGAGATATAACTGGCGAGTGGTTTGGGTGCAGGGCTATAAATCCTTGTGAGTTGATACGCGTTCTTTGTGTTTCAACTCTTTGTTGCGCAGTAAGATCTTGATTCAAATACTCATTGAGGTATGAAGTAGCCCTTGAAATTACATTTGCTAACTCAGCGTCTTGTGCCGCGCTGTTGCCTCCAACGACAAGGTTGCTATAATCAATAGAGGTTGGCGCATTTTTGTATTCAGCGACAGTTAAATATGGTCGCTCGTAATAAGTGTTAGTGGTTACGCCAACTGCCATGTTATTCCCCGTCTGTCGCTATTGCTTCAGATTCAATTCCGCAACGCCCACACTTGCGAAACCAACCATTGAAGCCACATTGTACGCAAGTAAATCCTCTATTGCGGTCACCATGTGTTACTGGATTAAGTGAAGCCTCAAAATAGCCTTCAGCCTTCATTGCCTTGATGTCTGATTTGTTTTCAACATTGTAAAGACCGCCACGATCAACCTTATATCGCCTGTGTCCAATGTCTGTTTCTTTTACGCCTTTATCGGGTGCTACTAATTTTGTCATTAAGCCTCCTTATTAAAATGAGGGGATCGCATTTAAGCAACCCCCTCACTGCCTTTACCTATTACGCAGAGATAATTCCTGAAACTGCACCGTTCCATGCTGGAGCAGTACAGAAGAATGTTCCTCTGAAGTATGTGCTGAACTCGTATGCAAACTGAGTTACAGGCCATTGAATACCCATGTAGTCCTGAACCATGAAGTTTGACCAAACATCTGATACCTCAGTATCAGGGATTGGCAAAGTAAATGATAGAACTGGAGATACACCTGCGTTTAGCCAAGGGTGAACCTCTAGTGGTACTGACTTGCCTGTTACTTCGTTCTGAAGTCCAGTAACGATAGAACCGTATGTAGTTCCACCTGCACCTGGATTGTCAATGGTTAAACGATAGTTAGCAGTTGAGCCATTTTTGATAGCGTCAGATAATTGCTTACGATCATTGCCGTTGATAAGGATTAGATCTGGGTCAGCCTTAACATTTTGGTACAAGTTAGCAAAAACAGTCTGATATTCCACACCTGGATTAGAAGTTGAGAATACGCTGTTAATTGTGTTGTTGTAACCTGAATTAGCACCTAGAACTGTTGGCAAAATGCCGTCATATCCAGTTGCGTAAGCAGATGTGTCTGCTGTTGCGCGAGTTGCGGCAGCACCAGTTGTTGTTAATGCAAAGTTGTCACCAGTTAATCCAGTTGTTCCTGCTCCTTGAATAAAGCAAGAGGTTCCCTTCATAGTTCCCTGATACTTACAGTTAGCAAGACCAGTTGTGGTTCCAACATATACGTTGTATCCAAGTGCGCCAGTGATAGCGGCAACAGATACTTTAAGAACATCGCCTGAAGCAACTGCTTCTGAAGCAACGCTTGAAGCAATTGACTCACCGAAGCCGTTTACGGAAATACCAGCATCGGTAGTTACATAAACATAATAGGTTGTTGCGGCTAATGCGGTTTGTCCAGTCGCTGCTACTGGTGAAGTAAGAGTTACTGTTGGAGCGGTAAGTGCTCCTGAGTATCCTGTGGCAGTTCCGCGTGCCATTAACATCATACGCTCTTCCATAAGCATTGTTGCGTACAGAGTAGTTGTTGATGATAGTTGGCGTAGATCTTGGTAGCCAAGACCTGAGAAGTTAGCGTCAAAAGAAACGCTATCTGACAATGAGTATGAGTTGTAAGGCAGTACTAAATCGTCTGCGGTGTAAGAAATCTTTGCACCACGCTCGTAGTTAATTGATCCAAAAGCGGTAGTGGTAGATTCTGTGATACCAGGCCAAATCTGTGCTTGTGAACCAGTACCAGTACCTGTGTAGCCAGTAATGCGCTTAACACGGTGGCTTGTACCAATACCTTTTTTACGAGGTATGCGGTTACGAAGTGGAGTTGGACGAGGTGTTAGCAGTTTTGCTGGTGCTTCCAAGTCGAAAGCGGCAAATGATGTGCTAAGTGGAGATGTAAGGGTGATGTCTTTCTGAATATCTTGCATAGCCATGCGTTGTGCTGCTAACGCGTTTTGTAGACCAGCCTGAACATCAGGTGATAGTGATTTGTTTGCGACTAATGTTTCCATTGCCGAAACTGGATCTTTGCTTGGTGCTTGTCCAGGAACAGTTGACACATTGGAAAGTGACTTTCCTAATTCAGAGGTATATTCCTCCATGCGTGAAACTGCTTCAACAGGACTTGAATCACCAAACAGATCGGTGGCACGAGGCATTTCAGCCATTGTGGTTCCTTTCAGTAGGTTACTTGGTCGTGGCTTCAGTGGCTTTGGCTAGAAATTCATCTGCCAATTGCTTGTAGCCCTTTGCAAGTGTTGGGTCGGTTGTTGCTTTTGCTTTTTCTCTGTAGGTGGCAGACTTTACAAACAAATCATTGGAGGTTTCTCCAACTGGTTTTGCTGTTCGCTTTGGACCACCAGCCACTGCCTGAGATTTGGCGATTGCTAACTCTGACTCCAAACTTATTGCTTTCGTTTCTGCCGCCTCTTTTGCGGACACTAGCGAAGCAATCTCTGTTTTGAGTGCCTTTGTTGCGCTTTCTACCACTTGCTCTACTATGGCTTCAATCTCTGCTGGTTTTTCGTCAGCAGAATCTTTTTCTTCAAGAGGTACTTCAACTAAAGGTACTTCTCCTGATGTTGGTTCTTCATCTGCCTCAGCAGATTTAGGTGTTTCGTTAGGTGCGACAATGTCGGCTGTTGAAACATTAGATCCGTCAGGCAATTGTGTTAAGCCGTGAGTATCTTCAGGCTTGTGACAACCGCACTCTAAACATTTGTTTGTTTCAGCAGACTTTTCTTCATCTGCTTTCATCATTGATTTACTGTCGTGACCTTTGCACATCTTTGAATCACAACCGCCTGATTTGCCACACTTCTCGCAACCAGCGCAATCGCAACCAACTGTTGATTTAATATGTGAATCTTTGTCCGCAGACATTTCAATTGTTTCTTCCATTACTTCTCCCTCTAATTTCTCACCTTGATACCAATTCATAAGGTGATGAACGGCTGATAGTAGATGAGCAATAGAACTTTGTTCATCTGATCCTGTTGTTTCCATTTCCTTTGCTTCAATTTGAATCAATTGAGCAAGTGCGTTACGAGCATTGTCGTAAGTCGCTTGGTCAAACTTGACTACATCAGTTGCCTGCAATGATTTGGCTAACTCAATGATGTCGCTGGCTTTTTTCATGTTGGCTTCTTTCAGTAGATTTGTGTCGTCAGATTGTAATGGATTTTTTTCAATAAGATCCTCTACTTGGATCAATGTAGCCTCACCTGAAGCACTCTTGGCTAAAACCAATTGGCAGTTTGGATTGGCTGGTCGGTCTACTAAACTGACCTCTACGATCTGTCCATCTACAATTCTTCCGTTTGCGGCAGCCTTATCGCGTGTAACTCTTGGATTCTTAATACCAATACTGAAGCCTTTAAGCACTCCAGTCTCAACTTTCTTTACTGAAACAGGATCTACTACTAAAGCACTAATGTAATGTCCATCTGCCTTAGATTCATACTCCTTGGCTACGCCAGCGGCAATGTTAGAGTGTTGTTCTCTAATGTTTCCGCCTGACTTAAACCAATTAGGCATAGCACGATCCAGCCAATCAGCGTCACAAATCTGTTGATCAATGTCCAATGCGTCATCTGTCGCCTTGCCGTATACAGTCAATGTGCCGTCAGCATTGCGATCTGCTTTCTCAATACCGAAATATGATGTTGTTAAATTAGACACTGATAAATCCTCTTTCATTATGCTGAGTAAGTAATTACGATTGCGCCTGTTGCAGACGCTGCTGCTGAAATTGCATAAATGATGTCGCCAGCACTTGCATAAAATGTTTGCGAAGCGCTTGCGGCAAGAGTGCGACCAATTGTTGCGCCTGAAGTAGTAATTGAACTGTCGCCTACAAAGATTGCCGCGCTATGACCATTGTAAACAGTAATTGGTGTTTGCGGTCTAGCATTTTTATCCATTTGGTGCAGGATTGAAGTAGTAGTTAAGGTACTTGCGTTTATATGTTTGAATGCCATTATTCCTCTATCCACTCTAATTTAACTTTAGACAATGCTTGCTCTAAAGACTTGCTTACTTTAGCAGGTTTTTCAGGTTCAATGATTACTTTTCCTTTGCGGTTATCAAAGCATACATTTGTTACAGTTACTATGTCTTCATCTTTCATAGCAGTTTTCTCCATTCGTATTTGTCGGCAAACCAAAGGGTTGCCTTGTTTTGAGTATTGCCGTTTGTAGCAAAAAACTCCGCCCAAGCCTCTGCCCAAGCCTCTGAAGGCGAACTTTTGCCGTATAGGCTCATGGTTGAGGCTATCTCTACTGGCATTTGAGCCAAATAATCTACTTCCATATCGGGAGATTGGTGCCCGTAGGCTCTCTCTGAACTATGCCCCAATTCGTGAAGCGTTACAAACTTCATTTGATTTTCTTGTTGAGCAGGTAGATCTAGGGAAGCCACTGTATTGCGTCTAACTCTCAAAGCATTGATAGTCATATTGTTTTCAGGTTTCCAAAGTTTGAAACTGTTTGAGTATCTACCTTGATTGTATGCGGCTGAATTGATATTGCGCTTAAACTCTCCAGCAAAATCATCTGTGAATACATTTGTGTTGGTAGGAAATCTGCTTTGCATTTCTTTTACTGTTTCAACAATTATTTCTTTCTC